TACGTTTGCACCTAAACATTTGGACATCAGCAGAAACCGCGTGGATTCCAGACGACATCTGGATGAAAGGCAACAAACCAATACCACATGACAGGCTACACACACTACCTTGCTATGGCGGTCTGGACCTTGCATCTACACAAGACCTCACTGCATTCGCGCTACTTTTTGCTGACGTGGAGCACGATTGTTTTTATTTGCTTGTGCATCAGTTTGTCAACTCCGAAAAAGCGCACACCAAAAAGCTGAGCGCAGGCATTGACTACATTGCCTTTGAGCGCGAAGGTGATATCACCCTGACACCAGGCAACGTGACTGATTACAGGATTGTGAAGGAGTACATCAACGCGCAGTGTGCCAAGTACGACGTGCGCAGCATTGGATACGATCCACGCTTTAGCACGTACATCGTGAGCGAGCTGGAGGCCGACGGTGTGCAGATGGCGCCAATGGCTCAGAACATCACAACCATGAACGGGCCAACAAAGGAGTTTGAGATGGCAGCAATGAAGGGCCAGATTATACACGGCGGCAACCGCTGTATGCGCTGGCAGATGGGCTGCGCTGTTGTGTACACAGACGTAAATGAGAACAAGCGTGTAACGAAAGAGAAGCAGGAAAATAAGAAAGTTGACGGTGTGATTGCCAGCATTATTGCTATGAATGAATACTGTCACACATTGGGCGCAGAAGATTTCTTTTTTGACGTCTTGGATTTGTGAGGTAAATTGCTTACATTCTAGCTTGACCTGTACTGAATGGCCACACTAACAGACCGTCTCAGCGCCTTGTTCCGCTACCGCGTGGGCAAGTTTAACAGCCAAACACTGGAGGCTGAGTTGGGCATCAACCCACTGGTGCGCAGCGGCGTGAATATTACAGAGACTAGCGCACTGGCCATATCTACGGTATATGCCTGCATCAACAAGATTGCAAGCACCATTAGCAGCCTAGACCTGGAGCTGTATGTGCGGGACGGTCGCAACATCGAGGTTGCCAACCAGCACCCAGCGTATGACCTGATCACGGCAGCGCCTAACGAGCACCAGAACGCATACGATTTTTGGGAGACGTTGATGAGCAGCGCGCTAATGTACGGCTGCGGCTACGCCATAATTGAGCGCAACACACGAGGCTATGCAGAGCGCCTTGTGCCTGTCAGCTACTACGACGTAGATATCAAAGACGTAGACGGCGAGCGCGTGTATGTTATCCGCGACTACGGCGCTGTCACACAGGACAACATGCTTGAGATTTCTTGCATGAACAAGATGTCGCCCATTCGCTTGCATCGCGAAAACATGGGCCTGGCCAAGGCGGCGCAGGACTTTGGCAGCGAGTACTTTGGACAGAAGGGCCAAATGACTGGCGTGCTGGCATCAGATCAGCCACTTCGCAAAGAGCAGATGGACGTTATCCAGAATAGCTGGAACCAGAGTGCCATGAACGCGGGCACTAAGCTGCTGCCGTTTGGCTTTAAGTATCAGCGTATCACAATCACACCAGACGAGGCGCAGTTTATTGAGACGCGCAAGTTCCAAGCCGAGGAGATTTGCCGCATCTACAGCGTGCCCACGTCGCTGGTGCAGCTGCCGTCGCAGACTACGTTTAACAACGTAGAGCAGCAGAACCTGCAGTTTGCACGTCACACGATTGCACCGTGGGCCAAGCGCATTGAGCAGGAGATTGACCGCAAGTTGATACAATCATTTGAGCGGCCAGACGTGTACAGCAAGTTCAACATGAACGACTTGTTCCGTGGCGACCTTGCAGCTCGCACCAACTTTTACCAGCAGATGCTGCAGAGCGGTGTGATGAGCATCAACGAGGTGAGAGCTAAGGAGCAGATGAACCCGACAGAGGGCGGCGACGTGCACACAGTGCAAATCAACCAAATCGCGTTGGACCGCCTTGGCGAGTACAGCGACAAAGTTTCAAACGATGGAGGACAACCAACAGTATAAAGACGCTGAGAAGCGGACAATGGGCACTATTGAAGTGCGCGAGGCCGACAGCGACGACATGGTGCTGGAGGGCTACGCTGCTGTGTTTAACAGCGAGACGGACCTTGGGCACTTTCGTGAAGTAATTAAGCCAGGCGCATTTGACGACGTGATGAGCAACGACGTGCGCGCGCTTATTAATCACGACCCAAATTTGATTCTTGGACGTACTGAGAACGGCACACTGGAGTTGAGCACAGACGAGCGCGGGCTGAAGTACCGTGTCAAGCTGGGCAACCAACAGTATGCGAAAGACTTCTACGAAAGCGTTAAGCGCGGTGACATCAGCCAGAGCAGCTTTGCATTTACAATCAAAGACCAGAGCTGGAACGAAGAGCGCACCGTGCGCAGCGTAGACAAGGTGCGGCAGTTGTTGGATGTGTCACCAGTGACGTATCCAGCATACGCAGCCGCCACGGTGCAAGCGCGTGACCAACAGCTTGAGCTCGACGAAGCCATTGCAGTAGCAGAGGCCGACACAGATACAACAGTTATTGAAACACAAACATTTGAACCCATGAATCTTAACGAGATGAAGGCGACACGCGGCAAGCACGCAGATCGCTTTGAAGAGTTGGTGAACGTCGCAGAAACTGAAAACCGCGACTGGACCAACAACGAACAAGAAGAGGCCGACCTTTGCAAGCGCGAGGTGGAGCGCCTCGACGGCAAGATTGCCCGTCGCCAGGCACACGAAGACATGATCGCACGTCAGGCCCAAATGGGCGGCGCGTCCGTGTCTGAGGCCAAGGAAATCAACAAAATCAATCGTTCTTTCAGCCTCAGCCGTGCTGTGCAAGCTGCCAGCTTTGGCAAGGCACTCGAAGGCGCAGAAGCTGAGTGGAGCCAGGAGGCAGCAAAAGAGTACCAGATGCGCGGCTTGCAGATGAGCGGCCAGATTGGTATTCCTGCTTCAGCATTGTACCGTGCTGGTGGTGCTGACGATTTTCAGGCTGACAGCGGTGACGGCTCTGGCTTTGTTGCCACTTCTGTGCCTGGTGTCATTGACGCCCTGCGCACACCCACTATGGCTGAGCGCGTCGGTGTCACTACCATCAACAACGCAACTGGCAACTTGAAGTTCCCACGCGTTTCTGCTAAGGCTGCAGGTACTGAAGAAACAGAAGTTTCTGCTGATGCTGCGTCAGGCTTGGAGCTTGACGAGGTGACACTGTCACCCATCCGTGTGGCTGCCAACACCAAGTACAGCAAGCAGTTGATTTTGCAGGGCGGTGCTCAGGTGGACGCTATGATTTCACGCGAGTTGGCTGCTGGTATCAACGAGACCATTGACAAGGCTGTGTTTGCTAAGGCTGCCGCTTCTGCTGGCACCATCGTGGACAAAGCTGGTGCCGCTGTTGCTTCAGCAGATTTGTACAACATGCAAAAAGCTGTGTTGGCTGCTGGTGGCGATTTGGCACGTTGCCAGTACATTGGCTCACCTTCGGCATTGTCTATCTTGAAAGCCGAGGCTGCAATCGCTAGCGTTAGCGCTTTGATGGAGGGCAACAACATTGACGGTTACCCAACTAACTTCACGCCAAACTTGGTTGACGACAACGCCGCTCAAGGTGCTGTGTTGTTTGGTGACTTCCAGCTCGGCATGGTGTTGGCGTTCTTTGGTGGCATCGACTTGTTGGTTGACCCATACAGCAACGCAGGCACAGCACAAATTGCCTTGCACGTAAACAAGTTTTACGACGTCGATGTGCGCCAGGCAGGAGCTTTGGCTTACACGTCTGACTTTGTGGCCTAACAATTGACTAACACGGGAAGCCTGGCAATGGGCTGGGCTTCCTTTTTTTCATATTACCATGCACGTAGTACGTCCAGCACACACATCAGGCATTAGCGTCGTCACATTGGCTGACGCTAAGGAGTTTCTGCGCGTCGACTCAAGCGACGAGGACACTACAATCACGGCGTTATTGGACGCGGCAGTGGCATGGGTTGAGGACTACTGTAACCGCAGCTTTACGGCAGGCGGTTCTGCAGTGTTTCACGTTGAACGATGGCGCAACGCAGCGCTGGCTTACGGGCCAGTAACAGCCATCACAGACGTAAAGTACAACGACACAGCTGGCGCAGAGCAGACGCTAGACGCAAGCAAGTACTACACCACGGCGGCAACAGACGGCGGCATGCTGATCTACTTCCACGACACGCCCGACCTGGAGACATACAACGCGCACCCTGTACGCGTGACGGCTGCGGTAGGCGTCGAAGAATCGGCCAACGTCAAGCACGCTGTGAAGATGCTGGTGGCGCACTGGTACGAGAACAGGCGCG